CAAGCGCGCGAGCCGCTACCACCTCGTCAACGCCCCGCCGGGGTGGCAGGAAGCCTACGGCACCTTCCTGCGCGCGGTCGCGGAGGTCGAGCTGGCCTCGATGATCCGCGAGGGCGTCGTGAAGGACGACACCCACTGGCTCACGCTCACGCCGATCGAGATGCTCGTCATCAACATCCCGATCACGAAGACGATCGAAGACACCCGCGCCGAGGTGACGCTCGCGGCAGAACAGTTCAACGCGATGGAGGCGGCGTTGCCGTCGATTCGCCCGCGCGGGGTTTCCCCGCAGGAGCTCAACTAATGGTCACGCTGACCATCGAGGTGCCCGACGAGCACGCCGCCGCGCTGGCGGCGGAGCTCGGCACCCGCCGCGACGCGCTCGTGGACGGGATGGAGAAGAAGGAGACCGCGAAGCAGAGCGTGGCGGCATACATCTACGTGGCCCGGCTCCACGCGCAGATCAACGCAGGCCTCGCCGCGATCGCCGCCGATCCCGCCCGCCGTGACGCGGTGCGGCGCGTGCAGAGGCGCGCATGAGCCGCCTCCTCTGCCTGTTCGGGATGTTGTGCCTGCTGGGCACGATCATCGCGGCGGGAGTTGCCGGGCTGGTGGTGGTCGCGCGTGGCTTCCTGCAGTACGACTGGATTCTGTTCGTGCTCGGCTGGTGCCTGCTCGGGTTCGCGCTCGCGCTCGCCCACGCCGCGCGGTACATCAATTTCGAGGAGCGCCGCTGATGGACATGGTCAACCATCCCCCGCACTACACGTCGTCGAGCGGCATGGAGTGCATCGACGCCATCGAGGCGATGACCGAGACGATGACGGGGCCGCAGGGCTTCCGTCTCGGCAACGCCCTCAAGTATCTCTGGCGCGCCCACCTCAAGGGCGACCGCGTCGAGAACCTCCGCAAGGCCGAGTTCTATCTCTGCCGTGAGATCGCGGCGGTGCTGGACGAGCGTGAACGCGCGGAGATCGCGGCGCGCGAGGCCGAAGCGGCACAGGCGGAGGAGGCGAAAGCCTTCGCCGACGCGGTGCGCGCGGTCGAGCCCGACGTGCTCGCCGAGATCGAGAAGATCGAACGCAAGGAAGCCGAGGACGCCGAGCGCGAGTTCCAGAAGCGTAAGGCGCTGGCCTTGCGCGCCAGCATCGACATGGAAGCCGTGCGCCGTGCCGTCAACGGGGGCGTTTCGGGATGCGGCTGCTATCCGTGTACGTTCCTTCTTGCGGATGCGGATGCCGTTCCTGTCGAAGTCCTCGAACGCCTTGCCCAGTACTACCCGGCGCCGGGGGTGCCCAAGTGAAGCGCGCCCTCGCCGCCCTCGCCGCCGCGGCACTCGCGGGGCCCGGCCCGATCTGGACCGGGCGCCCCCGCTCGCGTCTGCACAAGCACGTCGGCGGGCGTGGCTCGCATCGCCGCCTCAAGGACGTGGTCGACAAGCACCGCGCCCGCACCTCGGCGAAGGCGTGGCGCAGGCACCGGGCGCTCAGTGCCAAGCGTTCCTGACCCGACCGACCGTCTCGCCGCGGACGCGTTCACCACGCACCGCGGCGGGTACGGGCCCGAGAGCGAGAAGCTCGAGCGGCTCCTGCAGTACCTCGCGCGGCACCCGCACGCGACGCTCCCCAGCGGCGACGGCGGGATGCTCGCCGCCGAGATTCACCGCTTGCGCGCCGAGCTGGCGCGCGTTCACCCCGCAGACGGCGCCGGAGGCGCATCACCCATGCGATGAGCACCAAGAAGTCCCTGTCCAAGCTGATGACCGAGCTGCAGCAGTTTCTCTCGACGCACTCGATTCCCCAGCGCCGCCTCGCCCTGCATCTCGGCATGGACGAGTCCCAGCTCTCCCGTTACTTCACCGGACGCCACGCGCCGAGTCTCGAAACGTTCCAGCGGCTCGTGGAGGCCGCGGAGTATCTCGCGGAGCAGAAGCGATGAAGCGACCCGACGTGGAGTTGCGGATCGACGAGACGAAGATGCGCGTCGTGCCCGCGAAGCCGCGCACGCCGGAGAAGGTGCTGGAGGCGGCGCGGATACTTCGCTACTGGCGAGAGCGCAATTACGCGCTGGAAGCCAGCAAGTTTGATCTCCGTCAGCTCATCGGCGCCGCGCTCACGGTCTCCGAGTATCTCGTCGAGGCGAAGCTCTGATGAGCAAGCTCTCCCGCGACAAGGGCGCGGAGTTCGAGCGGGAAGTGGCAAAGCTGTTCCACAAGCTCGGCTACCCGGACGCGAAGCGGCGACTGGGGCAGGCACGCGACTCCGGCCACGATCTCGACGACACGGGCCGGTTCGTCGTCGAGTGCAAGCGGCGCCGTACCACGATCGAGAACGAGGCATGGCTCGCGCAGGTGCAACAGAGCGCACGCCGATCAAAGCTCCCGATCGTGGTGGCCCGCAGCGACGGCGGCTCGCCGTATGTGCTCATGACATGGAAGACGTTCACCGAGATCGCGCAACACGTTCCGGACGACGACCGACTCACCCTAGAAGACCTCCTCTGACCGATGATTACGCTCCGCCCGCACCAAGACGTTGCCGCCGCCTTCATGGCGTCGCGTGCCCGCGCGATTCTCGGCGACGCGCCCGGCTTGGGCAAGACCTTCACCACCGTGGAGGCCCTGCGGCGGGCGGGGCACCGCGCGCCGGAGATCGTCGTGATCGCGCCCGCGATCGCGCGGGAAGTGTGGCGCGACGCGTTCCGGCGTCTGCCCCTGAGCGACGCGGGCGTGCCCGACGTGTTCAGCTACAACGAGATCGTCGCGTCCGGCGCCAACGCCGAGCGCAAGCGGGCCCGCATCCGTGAGGCGCAGGCGATCGTGCTCGACGAGGCGCACTACCTCGCGAACCCGACGAGCCAGCGCACGAAGCTGATCCTCGGGCGTGAGGGTTTTGCCCGCGCCGCGCTCCGCGTCTACGCGTTGAGCGGCACGATCATGCGCCGCAACCCGATGGACCTCTGGCCGATCCTCATGGCCCTCGCGCCCGAGGTGCTCCGCGCGATCGGCACGACCACGTCGCGAGCCTTCTTGAACAAGTTCTGCGTCTACCGGGAGACGCAGTACGGAATCAAGGTGCTCGCGGCGAAGCACCTCGAGGAGTTGCGCGCCGCGATGGCGAGCGTGTACCTCGAGCGCGACGAGACCTCGGCGGGCGTCGAGCTGCCGCCGCTCGACTTCGGCGCGACGCCGCTCGTCGTGAAGTCTCCGCCGTCGCTCGCGCAGTTCCCCGAGCTCGAAGAAGCGATCGCCCGCGCCATGGCAAACGGCGACTCGCTTGCCACAGCCTTCACCAGCGCCGAGGGCGCCCAGCTCCGCCGCCTCCTCGGGCTGGCGAAGGCGGGCGCCGCGGCGGAGATGATCGTCGAGGAGTACGACGGGCCCTGCGTGGTCTTCGCGTATCACCTCGACGTGATCGAGATGCTCGCGGAGGCGCTACGTGCGGCGGGGCTGCGTGTTGCGGTGCTCACGGGCGCCACCAGTGAGGCGGGCCGCGTCGAACGCGTGGAAGGCTTCCAAGCGGGCCGCTACGACGTCTTCCTCGGGCAAATCATCGCCTGCCAGACCGCGCTCACGCTCACGCGGGCGCGGCGCGGTTACAGCGTCGAGCCGTGGTGGGCCGCGGACACCAACTGGCAGGCCGCGAAACGGCTTCACCGCATCGGGCAAGCGCATCCGGTGCTCGTGCGCGCGTTGCTCGTGCCGGGCACGATCGACGACGCGATCTGGGCGCAACACGAGCGCGAGACGAAGATGATGACCCAGTTCCGCACCGCCGAAGGGCGCGCCGAGGCAGTGCCGGAGCTGGACCTTGACGAGTTGGTCCACCTGTTGTAGTATCCTCGCTCCCCAACCACTCCCAATGGAGACCCGCATGAAGATCGAAATGGAAGTTCACATCGACGTCAGTCCGTACGCCACGGTGGAACAGTTGCAGGCCGTGGCGCGCGCGTTCCCCGGCATCATCGAGGTGCGCCTCGTGCCGAAGCATCAGCCCGTCGGCGTCAATGCGCTGACGTCCCAGCCGCTCTCCGGCAGCATCGAGCACGGGCAGACGGCGGCGACCGAGCGCGAGACGCCGCAGGACAAGCCCGCCGAGACGGCGAGCGCGACGCCGAAGAAGACGCGCACGAAGAAGGCCGAGCCCGAGGCGCAGGCCCCGGCGCCGACGCCGATCGAAGTCGAGATCGCCGAGCGGGCCGCGCCCGTCGCGGTTCCGGCGGACGTCGTGAGCGTCACGTCTGCCCCGGTGCCGCAGGAGTCGCAGAAGGACAAGGCGATGGCGCTCGTCACGGCGATCGCCAAGAACCCCGCGCTCGGCGTGCCCCGCGTCGTCGAAATCTTCGCGTCGCTCGGCGTGAAGCGGTTCTCGGAGTTGACCGAGGCGCAGTACGGCACCTTCATCGCGGCGGCGGAGGCGGTCGTCGCCACGGTGCAGGGCTGATGGCGCCGACCCAGCACGCCGCCCTCGGCGCGTCGAGCGCGGAGCGCTGGCTCAACTGTCCGGGGAGCGTCAAGCTCCTCGAACAGGCCCCGCCAGAGGTGCCCTCGGAGCACGCCCGGCTGGGCACCGCCGCGCACCAGCTCGCCGAGCTGTGCCTGCTCCAGAAGACGTCGCCCGCCGACTACGTCGGGCGCATGATGCTCGTGACCGAGGGATCGGTCACGCACGAGATCGAAGTCGATGAGGAAATGGCGAACGCCGTCGCGCTCTACGTGAACACGGTGCGCGCCTCGATCGACAGCGAGCACGCGATTCTGCGGGTCGAGGAGCGCATTTCGCTCGCGCCGCTCAACCCGCCCGCCCCGATGTTCGGCACGAGCGACGCGCAGGTGCTCTGGCTCTCTCGTGGCGTGCTGCATGTCTTCGACCTGAAGTACGGGCAGGGCGTGTTCGTCAGCGTCGATGACAATCTCCAGCTTGGCTACTACGCTCTCGGGGCCGCGCTGGTCTGGGAAGAGCGCTATAAGGAGTACCCGCTCAAGGAAATCCGCGTGACGATCGTGCAGCCGCGCCACCGTGGCGGCGAGCCCGTGCGCTCGGTGGCCTACCCGCGCGGGGAGCTGGACCTCCTCGCCGTCGAGTTGCTCGCGGCGGCGGCGAAGACGCAGGAACCCAACGCGCCGCGTGCGGTCGGGGAGTGGTGCAAGTGGTGCCGGGCGAAGCCGATCTGCCCGGAGCGGAAGGCCCACACGGAGGAACAGATGCAGACCGAGTTCGCCGTCGTCCCGTTCGCGCCCCCGGTGCAACCGGCGGCGTTGAGTGTCCAGCAACTCGCCGAGATCATGCCGAAGCTCGACCTCGTCGAGGACTGGATAGGCGCGGTGCGCACCTACGCGCAACAGCTCCTCGAGCAGGGACAGGAAGTGCCCGGCTACAAGCTCGTCGAGAAGCGCGCCAACCGGACGTGGATCGACGAGGCGGCGGCGACGAAGATGCTCGCCGAACATGGCGACGCGATCTACGCGCCGCGTGAGCTGAAGTCACCAGCGCAGATGGAGAAGACGCTGGGCAAGCGAGTGTTCTCGACCTACGAGCCGACGCTCGTGGTCAAGCGGAGCTCGGGTGTCACGATGGCGCCCGCGCACGACCCCCGCCCGGCGGTTGCCGGGATTCGGGCGGAAGAGGCGTTCGACGCGATCGCGGCGACGCCCACCATCGACGACATTCTCTGACAGGAGACAGGTATGAAGGTCATCACGCCATACGCGATTCTCAGCTACCCCACGCTCGTCACGCCGAAGGCCAACGAGCAGGGCAAGCTCAAGTATTCGGCGACGCTCGTGTTCCTCAAGGGGACCGACCTCACCGAGCTCAAGAAGGCCGCGGTCGAGGCCGGGATCGGCAAGTTCACCAACGCGATCAAGACGCCGGGCGGCGTCCTCACGTTCGTCGACGCGGTGAAGAACAAGGTGCTCAAGTGGCCGTTCCGCGACGACGCCATCGCGAAGGGTTACCCGGAGGGCGCCATCTTCTTCAGCACCAACTCGGAGCAGCGTCCGGGCCTCGCCCTCAACTTCAATGATCCGACGACGGGCAAGGTCGCGATTTGCCCCGAGGACAAGATCATGGACTACTTCTACCCGGGCTCGGTCGTGCGCGCGGTGCTCAACGCCTACGGCTATGACAACAAGAGCCGCGGGGTGACGTTCGGGCTCCAGCACCTGCAGTTCGTGCGCCACGGGGACCGGCTGGACAACCGTACCGCGGCGCAGGACGAGTTCTCGGCGCTCGAGGAGACGCCCGGCGGGATCGACGCGGCGCTCGCGGCGCCCACGCCGGACATCAACTCGCTCATCTGATCCACGACCGCAGGCGGGCCCTCTACGCGTCGGCGTAGGGGGCTCGTTTGCCTCTCTGAGACTACCGTGCCGGTTCTGTCGATCGACTTCGAGACCCGATCCGCGTGCGACATCAAGCGGGCGGGCGCGTGGCGCTACGCCGCCGACCCCACCACCGACGTGCTGTGCCTCGCGTTCGCACTGGACGATGAGGAGCCGCTCCTCTGGACGCCGGAGTGGGATACGTTGCCGGAAGGACTCGGCGCGGCGCGCTCCGAATTGTTGCACCGGCTCCTGTTCGCGACGGAGGTGCGCGCGTGGAACGTCGCCTTCGAGCGCGCAATCTGGGAGCGCGTGATGATGCGAAAGTATGCGCTCCCGGCGATCGCCGAGCACCGCTGGCGCGACACGGCGGCGGAGGCCGCGGCGATGTCACTCCCGCGATCGCTCGACGAGTGCGCGCGGGTGCTCGGCGTGAGCCAGCAGAAGGACGACGTCGGCTACCGGGTTATGCTGCAGCTTTCCCAGCCGCGCCGCCTCAAGGACAGCCGCGAGCCCATCTTCTGGACCCGCGCCACGGCACCGGAGAAGTTCGACCAGCTTGACACCTACTGCTTGCAAGACGTGCGCGTCGAGCGCGAGATCGCGAAGCAGGTGCGCCGCCTCGATCCGCGCGAGCTCGCCGTCTGGCAACTCGACCAGCGCATCAACGCGCGCGGCGTGCGCCTCGATGTGCCGCTCATCCTTGCCGCCCGCGCGATGGCGCGGCGCGAGCAGGACCGGGCCAACGCGGCGCTCTCCTCGATGACCTCGGGGATGGTCGAGAAGATCACCTCGCGCGCCGATCTGCTGGAGTGGATGCGTCTTTTCGGCGTGAACACGAAGAGCGTCGACAAGGCCACGACGGCGGAGCTGTTGCGGGACGGGTCGATGCACCCGGCGGTGCGGGGCGTCCTCGAGCTCCGCAGTGAGAACGCCAAGACGAGCGTCGCCAAGCTGGACGCGATGCTGGCCTGCGTTGACGCGGATCACCGCGCGCGGGGCCTGCTCTTCTACCATGCGGCGGGCACGGGACGCTGGGGCGGGCGCCTCATCCAGCCGCAGAATTTTCCGCGCCCCGAGATCAAGAAGCCGGAGCAGTTCATCCCGCAGGTGCTGAAGGGCGACGACGAGCTCATCGGGCTCTTCCACCCGCCGATGGTGGTGCTCTCGAGCCTGCTCCGTAGTTGCCTCACCGCGGCGCCGGGGAAGGCGCTCTACGCCGCGGACGCGGCGCAGATTGAGGCCCGCCTCGTCAACTGGGTCGCGGGGCAGGACGACGTCGTCGAGCTGTTCCGCAACGGCGCGAAGATTTACGAGCGCATGGGCGCGATGATCTTCGGCGTGCCGGTCGACGCGGTCGGCAAGGACAGCGACGAGCGGCAGCTCGGCAAGGCCGCGGAGCTCGGGTGCGGGTTCCAGATGGGCTGGAAGAAGTTCAAGGACACCGCCGCGAAGCCGCCGTACAACGTGACGCTTGACGACGAGCTCGCGCAGCGCGCCGTGCAGACCTACCGCGACACGCACCCGAAGGTGAAGCAGTTCTGGTACGACGCGAACGACGCCGCCAAGGTTGCGGTCGAGCATCCGGGTCAGCGCGTCGCGTTCGGGCCGCGCGGCGACTGCGTCTTCGTCAGCACGCGCAAGTTCCTGTGGCTGCAGCTCCCGAGCAAGCGGCTCCTCTGCTACCCGGCGCCGAAGATCGAGGAGCGCATCGTGCCGTGGTGGGACGCGGCGGATCACCCGCCGGGCACCCCGCCGGAGAAGCGGCCCGCGGTCACCGTCTCCGGCGTTGACTCGCAGACGCGCCGCTGGGTGCGCTACGCCCTGTACGGCGGGCTCATCACGGAGAACATCGTGCAGGCCCTCGCGCGGGACATCATCGCGGAGGCGATGCTCCGCGCGGACGCGGCGGGGTACGAGGTTGTGCTCTCGGTGCATGACGAGATCGTGAGCGAGGCCGCGCCGGAGCTCGGTCTTGCCGGGTTCGAGGCCGCGATCGCGGGCACGCCAGAGTGGGCGCCGGGCTTCCCGGTCAAGTGGGAGGCGTGGGCTGGCCCTCGCTATCGCAAGTGACTACAATCCCTCCCATGCTTCCTCCTTCCCTGCAACTGTGGGCGATCGGCGTC